CGTAACTTTCCATAAGGTGCGGGTCACCTCACGTGTGAGGGTTAACGAGGGACTGTGACGACTGCGTCAGACCGAGGGTTTTTCATGGGGTCATTTGTCTGCGTAGGGCGTGTAGCTGGCGCTGGGTGGTGACTTCAATCCGATGCCTTTGAAGCCACGCACACCCGATCCGTTGCGCCATTTCTCATAGCCACGGGTGATCAGCAAATCAGAAAACCTGCGTTGCGCACCGATGAATTCACCGGCAGCCTCGGCCCAGGTCTTCCAGTCGTTGAACAACTCTGCGGTCAGTGACTTGGCACTGTCGACTCCCACGCAACGCTCATCAAGCCAGCGACCCAGGGCATCCTCGGCTTCGAAATACTCATCGGTTGCATCAGTGACCTGCTGTGGACGATCAAGCCGACCCAGTCGCTGCCATGCCAAACAGCCCTCCAGTGCCCAGGCAAGGATTCCGTCACGTTCGGCCAGGAGCTTTTGCTGAAGGTGTTTGTCTCGCTTTTCAGGCGGCACGGTGATGGTGAAGGGGATGAGGTGCAAGCGCCGCTTCATGGCTTCGTCGATATTGCGAATGGCAGGCTTGTGGTTGCCCGCAACGAACAACTTGAACTGCGGAAAGAACTCAAAGAAGTCCTGGCGCATGAAGCGCGCAGCGATCTTGTCACCACCTGTGAGGTTTTTGACCTTGGATTCAGCCCAGCGGCGACCCTGTTCGGTCTCGATTGCAGCAACGAACCGTGCCCCACGCAGACCGGCCATATCGGTCGGATGGCGGTCGGTACGGGTTTCCATGAACGTGTCCATCGGCGCATTGGTGGCGTAGTCGCCCAGAATGTCGGCCAGGGTATTGACGAACACTGACTTTCCGTTGGCACCGGTGCCGTACAGAAAGAACAGTGCGTGCTCCCGTGTTGACCCGGTCAGGGCATAGCCCACCATGCGTTGCAGATAGGTCTGCATTTCCACATCGCCCCCAGTGACCTCATGGATGAACTGCCGCCAGATCGGACATTCGCCACGAGGGGTGGCGGTGGTGATCTTGGTCATCCGGTCGTTTCTGTCATGGGCTCGCAGCCGCCCACTCCTGAGATCGACGACACCACCCGGGGTGTTGAGCAACCAGGGATCCGCATCCCACTCATCAGTGGTGGCTGCATGGCGACGGTCAGCGCGTGCCAGGCGCTCAACGCCACCGATGGTGCTCGATGCCGCCAATTTGGCTGCGATCCTGGGGTTACTCGCATTGAGCGATGCATGCCGACAAACATGCCGAATCAAGTCGCTGGCAGCTAAGGTGTCTTCCGCACGCCAGCGCAGACCGTCCCAGACCAGCCACTTGCCCCATCCGGCAACGTAGCGCCAATCGTTGTGATATCTCCGGGTGAACGACAGTGCCAGGGCATCTTCCGTGCCCCAGACAGCTTCTTCTGTCGCACTGCCGGTGGTGTTGGAGTCCGGGCCATCGGCCACCAAGTACATCTGCATACGCGGGCCGTGAGCAATGAAGCCTGCAACATCGAAGCCCTCGGCTTGAGCATCTGCTGCATCCCACCCCTCGGCCGCAGCCTCTGGCGGGTACAGAATATGGCAGGTCTTGGCTCCAGCGGCCAACATCGCCTGCGCGGCACGATCTGCATATTCCCAGCCCGGCTTGTCCTTGTCGGGCCAGATCAGCACTGTTTTGCCCGCCAGCGGTGACCAGTCGGTTTTGTCCACCGGCGCGTTGGCTCCATGCATGGCGGTGGTGGCGCAGATGCCCGCATCGATCAGGGCCTTGGCACACTTTTCACCCTCGACCACCACCACCCGATCTGACTTGAGCATGCCGGGCTGGTTGTAGAGTGGCCGTGGATCAGGCGGCGCTGCCTTCTTGCGTTTGACATCCCAAGGACGGAATTCCTTCTTCTGCCCAGGGGGGTCATAGCGGTACACGATGGCGATCAGTTTGCCATCGCCATCCTGATACTCCCATTTGGCCGTTGCTGGGCCTAGTTCATCAATGGCGGGCTCAGCCTTGCGTTTGCGCGTTGCCTCCTGCGGCACTTTGCCGACCAATTGGGCCGCAAAACTCAGCACCTTGGCAAAGTCAGAATGGACATTGAAGGCCAAGTGGCCGGAAATCAGGTCGAAGATGTCTCCACCCTGACCGGTCGCTCGATCTGTCCACAGACCGGCTTTCTCGCCGGTGACCACGATCTCCAGGCTATCGCCCGGGCTGCCCAGGATGTCGCCGATCAGGAACTTGCCACGTTTGACCTTGCCAGCGGGAAACATGTCCATCAGCACTGACTCAAGCCGGAGCAGCAAGCTGGCGCGAATCTCTTCGCGGTTGCCATCGGTGGACGGTGATGCTCCCGGTGTCACATCGTTAAAGTCCATCATGGCTGGCTCCCTGGACTTGAAGCCACTGAGCAAGTTCCGACAACTTGAACCGCACCATGCGACCGATGTGGTAGTGAGGAAGGTTAAGTTTGCTGCGTTGGCGGGCATTGGTCATGTAATACATCGGCAGATTCATGGTGTACGCTGCCTCGCGGGCATCGACAAAGGGTTCGCTGACCACATGGGGCGTTAATGATGTTTTGATCATTGGGTTGTCCTCCAGCAGCGGTCTTGCCACGCGCAAAACTTGCATTCAAAGTGGGTAGCATCAAGGTAGGCGCGAGGCAGCAATTCACCTGCCTCAGTGGCGGCAATCACCTTCACGCCTCGGTCGGACATGCGCTGGGCCAGCGCCGCATCGAACGGCACCAACTCGGCGTAGATGTCCATCGTGTCGGCATTGACCGCCGTGAAGATGGCCGGGTTCTCGTGCAACTCCAGGTAGGCCTGGTAGATGGCCACTTGCGCGGCGTAGACCGGCTTGGAAACCGCGAGCTTGTTTTTCTCCAAGTCGCGCCAGGATTTGGAGCCCAGGCACTTGTTCTCCCAAAGCGCCGGGTACCTGAATCCCTCTGGCCCACCGACAAGAACACCATCAATGTGTCCCTGCAAGCGGCCGTCAGCCGTTGAAAACCCAAACTGCTCGCCGTTCGGTTTGTGAGTGCGCAGATCGAAACCGGCTGCACGCAGCCACGCGACCATACTGTCTTCGTTGACGTGACCACGCTCGAAAATGCGAAGAATGCGACCCTGCGTCTCCCGCCCCGGGTCCACCGGCGCTTGGGCGTACTCGTATTGCAAGGCGCGCTCGCACGACACGCCCAGACGAGATGCGCCCAAATACTGGCGGGATTTCTCCTTGGAACGTGCCTTTTGCAGACCCAGATCGATCATCGAGCTGATCTGGCCACTGACGCTCGATGATGAGTTGAAGTCCATCATTTGGCATCCTCCCAGGGCAGGTCGCTTTCCATGTCGGCAAACGGATTGGCCATTGGGTCAGCAACCTCTGGTAGACCACGCACTGGTGGGTACTTGGACTTTTCATGGTGCTCGACCATGGCCTGCGTAAAACAGGTCACGATGGAGTCGATCACCTTCAAAGCCTCGGATTCAGAATAGTCACCAAGTGGTTTGGTGAACCCGATAGCCCCGGCAGCTTCGCCGAAGGCCTTGAGGCACTTAACCATCGCGTTTTTCTCGACTTCAGAGAGATTAACCATGGTCACCCCCTTCGAGTCGACGAGGTCGTCCTTCAATCTGACCCAGTTGCCGTACATGGCGTGAAACGCCTTTTGACAGCGTTCGGAACAAAAGACCCAGTCCAGCGGATACCGCTGGGCCTGTCCTGTGCGATGCCGGGTGTCGGTATGACCGTACCCCCGGGCTTGACGTGAGCAGACCCAGCATTTCATCGCCTGCCTTTCTTCTTGCAATTGACAAGACGTTCACTGACCGGGCGACGACCCTCGGTGTAACCGTCGCAGTCAACAAAGAAACGGGTTTTTGCATGGGAACAGCGGCACTGTTTGATCATCTGGTGCTGGTATGCCCGGGTGCAATCGGTGCAGTAGTCGCTGTCGCCAGCTCGGGCCTTGATGGCGTAGGTGCGCCACTGCTGGTACTGAGACGCGTCACTGAAGCAGCCCGGGTGGTAGGCCTGCGCCGTGGGTAAAGAGGCATTCATGGCTGGCGCTCCTTACTGCGCCCATGCGGGTTTGCCGGAGACGGGCGCACGTTGAGACGCTGGCGCTTGGTGTGCCGGTGCTGCGCTCTGTGCAGCAGGGGCTTGGAAAGCTGAATTGGCTGGCGCGTTGGTGCTTGGAGCCAGCTTGGAAGGCACACCCATGGTGCGCGCGTAATCCGGGTGGTCGGGCTCCACTGCCGTCTTGACGACGTTGCGGTCATCACCACGGTCGTCTTTTTCGATGTCCACGCGCACCACAAACTCCAGACCATCAAGGTCAACAAACCCTTGGATGCGCCGGGCCGCAGCAGCTTGAGGGCTGTTGTCCTGCGGCAGGACGTTTCTGGCACTGTTCAGTGCGGCGCGCACGAAGGTTCTGCCCATCTGGGTCCAGGTTGGCCCCTTGGGTGAATACAAGCCGATGTTCGACCACATCTTGCGTTTGGCGTATTCACCACCGGTGATTACAAACTCGGCAGCCAGATAGACCGCACCCGTCTTGGGCGACTGGGTGGGGTAGCCATCAGACCAGCCTTGACTGGCGTCGTAATGACCACCGGGTTTCAGTGTCATCAGCACCGGCACGAGTGCCCCTTTGGGGATCAAGTTAAAACCCGATTGCTGTGCTTCTGCGTCGTTAAAGTCTGACCAGACATTGGTGTTGTTGTCGTTCATTTGAATTACTCCTTGGAATCAGTGAGGGTTGGGGTTTGTGGGTGCTGTGCAGGAGCGCCAGTGCCAGCGCACTTGGCGATGAGCGCACCCAAGTCGGGCGGCTCCAGCAGGTCAAGCCGACCGCTGCGGTCTTTGGCCGGATAGCCGAATGGGTTGATAGTCGAGGTGACAAATGCCCGGTAGGAGCTACCGTCATCGGCCTTGATTTCAGCCAAAGTCACCACCTCGTCGACGATGCCGGGCAGTTGCAGGGCAGTGGCGCTGCCCTCGATTTGCGGCACAAACACCTTGCGGCCGAAGTCATCCGTCTTGCAATCCAGGATGGCTACGAACACAACGTTCTTGCCACGGGCATGCTGCAAATGGGTCAGCGCCGTGACCATTTCCTGACCCAAAAGGCCATATGCGCCGCGTGAATCCGGCTTGCCTGTGCGGTCAGAAAATGCTGCTGGCTGACTCTTGGCCCAGTTAAAACACAGCCGCGAGAGTGCCGTGATGGAGTCGCAGAAGTAGGTCTGGTACTTGTCCAGGCTGGCCGGGTCGCCATAGACCGAGCAGACATGATCGAAGTGCGCCTGCGAAAACGGGGACTGCTCGGGCAACGCCGGGTTGGGCCCTGCCAGATAGACCACCAGATCCCGGAATTCGGGCCAGGTGCGCGGCCGCAGGCAGTCGCCATCCCAAGTGGAAACCGACAGGTCACCTGCCTCCAGGTCAATGAACAAGGTGGAATGGTTGTCAAGGGACTTTAGCTGGGTCGTTTTGCCAATTCCGCTGATACCCAGAATGACGATCTTGACACCACGGCGCTGCACGCGGCGTTGGTCAGCAGTAATGATGGGAAGTGCCATTTAAGCCACCTCTTTCATCTGATCGATCACCGCCGGATTCCAGAGAATCTGGTAACCCGAGTGACCATTGCGCGAGTAAGGCAGGGCTTCGCCCCAGGCCTGACCCGCCTCTGTCAGTTCCCATTCGTCACGGTCATTGCGCAGTTGCAAACCCATTGCTGCCAGGCGGGCATTGACGCTGCGAGCGGCCATACCCAACTGCTGGCCCAGCTTGGTCGAATTCATGGCTGCGATTGGCTCGTCATTCGCAGGCAGCGCACGACGCATGGTTTCAATGGAAAGGCCGGTATTCTCGTGAATGCAGGTCAACGTGGCAGCCATGGCGATGCCATGCTTGACACCAGGAACCTTGGCCACCGCTTCTCCGATCAACAGCAGCGATGACACCCGATCCTGGGTTGGCGATGGCAATGCGGACACCGACGTAGATGACGCATACGACCCAGTCTTGCGAATTGACGGTAGAACTTCATGGGTGATCCAGCGCTTGAACCGCTTGGCCTCTGGCTTGCGACTGCCCAGCACCAAGTTGTAGAGGCCTGACTCATTGACCATTGACATGTCTTGCTGACCACCAGGGGTCGGAATTGAATTCCGCCCCTTTTCGTCATCATCCAAACGGGCGATGGCTTTGTGGGTTTCTGGCAAATCAAGTGCTGCGCATACGTCGGCAGCGACAAACCAGGGCCGCCCAGCAGCATCCAGATTGACACGCAGGGCATGGCTTTCAAATTCAAATGGGATGATTTGGGACATGATCAGGACTCCAGTGGGTCAAGAGAAAGGGTGAAAGTTGGTTTGCCGGGCTCAACCGTGCGGGCAGTGGAAAACTGCTGCTGCAACGCTGGTGGCCAGTTTGTGTAGCGGGACTCAGCGACAGACAACTTGATGTCGATGTAGCTTTTGACCTGCTCGCCAGATGCCACCACGCGCTCGGCGATCTCGCCCAATTGCTTTTGGTCCCAGGTGATTTTTTTGGGAAGCTCAAACTTGATGCGCAACGATCCGTCGTTGATGTGGGCGGTACCAAAATCACGGCCGGATTCCAGAAGCGCCGCTTTGGCCTGTTCTTCGTAGCACTGTTTCAAAGCCGCATCAAACTTGGTACGGGCTTGTTTGAGCCAGGCAATGGCTTTTTCCAGATTGACATCGACTTCAAGTTTTTGAGCGGGTGTCAGTTGGGCCAATTGGCTCACGGACATTTCGGCAATGTCGGCAGGAAAGATGGTGAGGTCAGTCATTTTCAAGCCCCCTCACTTCGCCACGCGTTCCGAGGTCGACACATGCAGCGCGCCATGCTCGAACTCGGTCACTGTCTCAAGCGGATAGGAAACTCTTTTTGACAGCTTGTAATAGTGCGGGCCGCGCCCTTCAGAGCGCCAGCGTTGCAGCGTCTTGGGACTGATGCCCCAACGTTGCGCCAGCTCGTTTTCCGACAGCACGCGCCGCTCGTGAGGAGCCACCTTTGCAGGCAGCGCCGAGGAGACGGATTGGCCGTAATTTGCTGATGTTGATTGCAGCATTGGTACCCCTTTCATTAAGTTGAGGAACAACGCTTGCAGTGTCAAATTTGAGTGGCGAACTGTTAATGGACTGGGTGGCGAACTGGGCTAAAAGTTCGAGTTCGCCACTGCCGCTGAAATGAAAACGGCGAGCTGCAAGGGCTCGCCGTACGGGTTGGAAAATGGTTAGGTCAGGATCGTTTTTACGCTGCACAGGGCATGGCATAGGTACCAGCGCGTTGGTTGGTAGTCACCAACGTTTTATAGGCTCGCAACGGATCTTCGTATTTGGGGTTGGCCTTGTTTTGCGTTTTGACTTTGAATACGTCGATTGGTTTGTCACTCGATACTTCAGCCCGTGACATGACCGCATGCCCTGGTTGACTCTGACCACCAAAATGCCACAGTGCCCTGAACACCGCTGCCTGAGCTGATGACAACGCGATGGGGGATTCCTGACCGTCCAAATGTACCCACCGAAAGTCCTCCGCAAAGGGCCCATGCACCCTATTGGTTACATCCCGGGCGATGTCATCAATCACTGCACCAGGCTCCATGAAACCGATATTGCCGCCATAAAGCGAAAAGCGTTCTTCCAACGGAAGCCACGAGGCCATGCCTGCCAATGGGTCGTGTTCGATTTCGCGCAGTGGCTTGGGGGTGATCAACCATGGCAATGATGTGGTGCGGGTCCTTCCAAGTAAGGCTGGCTTTTGCAACACCAAATCGAGACTGCGTGCCAGAACCACCGGTTGACGCTGGTATATGCCGATGCGCCACATGCTGCTGGTGATCTCGACAACGGCCTGCTGCGAAGGAATGTTGAGTGCGCCGCGCAATTTCCGAATCAACCAATCTGCATCGAACGTCCACGCTTGTCGATCCACTGCATCAACCGGTATGGCCCCGCATTCGGGACATTGACATACCAGGGTGTCATCAACACGAACGACTTGACCGCGATGCAATTGGCAGTAGGGGCAAAGTACATAACGGAGATCAACCTTGTGCGGCTTGACCGCGTGCAGATCGCCAAGTACAGCCAGAGCAGCACGTTCCAAAACTGATAGAGCGGATTCACGCGTCGGACTGTCGGAGCCAAACAATCGGCATACCAGCGCCCAGCAAGATGCGTTACTGGTTTTGCTCAATTTCGCGCTCGTCAATCAGGTCAGGTCTTTCAGCGGCTGTAACCTCCTGGTCCGATAGGGTCTGTTTCGTTTGAAGAATACCAACAGCCACCAAATAGGCTTCAAGCTGGGTGCGCAATTTCTCATCAAACTTGTGCAGATTCAAGCGTCCACGCCTGGTGACTTCAACGGTCACGACTGGGCTGCGCTGCTTGCCGGGTGGTGGCGCATAGTACAAATTGATACTGGCAGCCGAAACCAACCACTGGCGTGCGAGTGGGTTGTCGTTTTTGAATTCCTGGGCGATGAGTTCCGTGACGCATTCGTGCTCGGCGCTGGCCATTGCTGTGAACTCAGCCTTGAGATTGGTTTTCTGACTCATCAATGTGATTGACTTGACCTGCAGGGTGACAAAGCCATCGTCAACAGCCTGGGGCACTTGAAAACCCAGTTTCAGACTGGAGAGGTCGAGCGTTGGGGGTTTGATCCGTTGCGACGCGACATCGACACCAAGAAGGTGACGAGAGAAGGCATTGGCCAGCATCTCATGGTATTTCGCACCGCCACGAATCAGGGTACGCGCCACCCCGGTGACATCGGAATACTCCAAAGTCATGTGAATGTTGGGACTTCCGACACGGCGCTGCAAATGGATGCCTTCAAATTCCAGCCGCATCATCGCCAGGTCTTTGGCATGAACTGTCACCAATTGGGTGCCGTGTGCACGGTCAAGCAAGTGGGCCACACAGACCTCCCCGCAGCCAAGCTCCTTTTGGTAAAAGCCTTTGATATCTTCTACAAAACCGGCCATCGATGCGGCATCCCGGCGCACTGGTACTTTGATGCCCAGATCGTGTTGTTGCGCTTGCTGTGGATTGGCATCAAAATATTCCATCTCTGCCGCCTGCTCGAACAAGTCAAGGTGATGGACAAACAGCCAAAACGACCGATGGATGTCACTTTGGCAAGCGATCAAATTTACCAGTGCAGTACTGTTTTTGGAGGTGGACTGAAACATCGCCTGCTTACCACGTTCATGGGCAAGCTGCATGCTGGCGTTCAATCCAGCCACGACCCTGTCTCTTACTGCACTGTCTGGATAGGCTTGGATCTGTGCAATCAGGGCACTGGAGGTAATCGCATCGTCTGTCCAGTCGAACTCAGCGGGCAGCACCATCCCCTCTCTTGTCAAATAGGTGCGCAACGTCGTGTCGACCGGGAGGTTGAGCAGCGCGTCAGCGTAAGTGAATGTCGGTTTCATACTCGGTCCTTTCAGGGGTGTCGTCATTGACCTTGGGACCGCTCATGCGTGCGGCGCTGCCGTCGGCGACTAGTTACATTAAAAAAGCCATGTAGCGAATTAAGTAAAGTAAAACGATACAAGCGCAATTCTATCTGCGCATTTCCGTTTGTCAATCAATTGGGTACTTGCGCGGAGATAAGGCTCTTTTGGCTATACTCGCAGGCTTATTTCAAAGGTCGTTAAACACATGCCGTCACCCTTCGGAATACGTCTACGTCAACTGCGCGAGGCCAAGGGCCTGACTCTCCAGCAAGTGGCCGATGCTGTCGGTTGCAGTAAAGCCTATGTATGGGAGCTGGAGATGCGCGAAGGTCAGCGCCCAACTGCAGAGCGCCTGAACGCCATAGGCAAGTTACTTGGCGTAAAGGTGGAAGATCTTCTGGGTGAACCCATCGGCGAGGTCGCTGATGCATCTGGCACCGATGTCGCCTTCTTCCGTGAATACGCCGGAATGACGGAAGATGAAAAAAAACGCTACCGTGATGCCATGAAGTTGATGTTTGGCAACAAGGAGTCAGGAGCGCAGAGCTCTTGATCGCCACAGCACCGCTGAGCAGTTTCAAGGCTGCCGCCAACATTCTTAACTGGCTGGCCGCCATGCAATGTCTGAAACTGCCAATCGATCTGGACTTGGTGCGCCAAATGCTGCCCGACACCCCCTTGGGTCGCGGAGCAGTCATCAAAGAACCGGCTGACTTGACTTGGGGTGCCAGCGAAGGTGCGTTGGTACGAAACCCTGACAACACGTCTGAATGGGGCATCTTTGTGAACCCCAAGACACGCGCGGAGCGCCGCCGTTTCACCGTAGCACATGAGCTTGGCCACTTTGTTCTGCATCGGTCGCTGCAGTCCACGTTCAACTGTGACAAAGAAAGCGTTTACAGCGGCATTGCCACCCTCAAACAGATTGAACGTGAAGCCGACGACTTTGCGGGCAATCTCCTCATGCCAGGCAACATGCTGCGCGACAGAATTGAGGGAAAACGCATAGACTTTCATTTGGCTGGCGAACTGGCCAAAGAATTCGGCGTATCGCTGGAGGCCATGTGCATTCGGCTGATTAAGTTTACCGAGCAGCGCGCCGTTCTGGTTTATTGGGACAACGGTTTCCTGAAATACCAATGGCCCAGTGAAAGCGCCAGACGGACTCGTGTTCGGCTTCTCAAAACCGCAGACCCGCAAGAACCGCACATTGGCACACTGGCAGCTGATGAAGCATTCGATCAGGAATGGGATGGGGTGGACATGCCCGCCAGCGCTTGGTGTTCCAGCGAAGCCGTGGATATTCGTCTTCGGGAACTCAAGCACACCTACATCGATGGAAACCGGATTCTGTCGCTATTGATACTGGAGTCGGCACCACCGCGTGCTTACCAAACCAGCGACTGGGAAGATGAGGAAACCGGCGATTCATACGACCGCTTCATTCAAGCCGGACAACATCCGATCCGTTGATCCATTGATCGACGATCTCGCAGCAGCTGCGCGCACTGCCGCTCTAGCACCATAAAACGAGTTACTCCGACAGGGTTCGGCCCATAGCATAGACGGTAGTTTTTAACCGGAGTGCTACCCATGTCAGAACTCGAATCATCCTCAACTGCGCGTCGCATGACGCGCGAAATCCAGCCCCGACAACCACATCGGGAAATTGCTGAAATTCTGGCCGCTGCGATTGTGCGCATGCGAGAGAAAAATTGCCAAGATTTTTCTGACACAAACAGCGAAGTTTGTCTTGGCTTTACTGGCACCCAGCGCGTGAATACGAACCCGTCTTACACAGAAGGAGTTCAAGAATGACGACACAAGCAAGCACCATCATTGCGCAGATGGCCCAGTTGCCCGCCCTGCCCATGGAAAACTTATGGGCACTTTGGGATGAGCTTTTCGACCGCCGACCCGGCCACCACCAACGCACCTACCTGGAAAGCCGCATTGCATACAAATTGCAGGAGCGCGCATTTGGTGGCCTATCAGGGCACATTCGTGCCAAGTTGGAAAAAATCGGCGAGACGGGCGAGGTGCCAAACCATAAGCGACGCGGCGCAACCGAGCTCGCACCAGGCACCACTCTGGTTCGCGAGTACAACGGCGTCACCTATCGGGTCATGGTAATGGATGACGGGCGATTTGAACTGAACGGCCACCCCTTCAAAAGTCTCTCGAAGGTGGCTCGCGAGATCACTGGCACGGTGTATTCCGGTCCCGTCTTTTTCGGACTGAAACCATCCAGTCGTGACAGAAAGGCGGCACAAGCATGAAAGCGCCAGCCAATCGCCCACCCATGCTTTCCCCAAAAAAGCGATGTGCCATCTACACCCGCAAGTCCACGGATGAAGGGCTTGATCAGGAGTACAACAGCCTTGAGGCTCAACGTGATTCAGCACTGGCATTTATCAGCAGCCAGCGCCATGAGGGGTGGCTTTCCCTCGACGATGGCTATGACGACGGTGGATTTTCTGGTGGCAACACGAACCGCCCATCGCTCAAACGTTTACTGGCAGATGTCGAAGATGGCCGCATCGATGTGGTGGTTGTGTACAAAATTGACCGCCTGTCACGATCTCTGTCCGATTTCGCGAAGATTGTCGATCTGTTTGACGAGCGCGGAGTAACCTTTGTTTCCGTGACCCAGCAGTTCAACACCACCACCAGCATGGGCAGGTTGACACTCAACATCCTGCTGTCCTTCGCCCAATTCGAGCGAGAGGTCACTGGTGAGCGGATTCGCGACAAAATTGCGGCCAGTAAAGCCAAGGGCATGTGGATGGGTGGCACACCGCCGCTAGGCTACGATGTCCAAGAACGAAAACTTATCGTCAACGAGCAAGAGGCGGCGTTGGTACGCGACATCTTTGCACGATATGCAGAAACCGGTTCGGCGGCCCAATTGGTGCGCGAACTGCAAATTGAGGGGCACACCACCAAGGTTTGGGTTGCCCAAAATGGGCGTCGCCACGACGGCAAAATCATTGATCAGCAGGTTCTGTTCACCATGATGCGAAACCGACTCTACCTTGGCGAGATGACCCATAAAGGCCAAGCCTTCCCTGGGCAGCACGAGGCGATCATCACATCCGAGTTATGGGCCGCAGTGCAGGCGATTGTTGATGGCCGCAAGCAAGGCCCTCGAACCCAGTACAAAAAGGAGCCAGCGCTTCTGACAGGCCTCCTGTATGCACCCGACGGCCAGCGGATGCTTCCGACCTACACGCAGAAAAAGAACGGCAAACGGTACCGGTATTACGTCCCCTATTTGGAAAAGCGGCAGTCGGCAGGT